CCTGTACTGGGTTTGTTGTATAGTGTACACCAAGGACTGAGTAACTAAATGAGTAGTTGGAGGGAACTATATTTCCAGCAGTCAGTAGAACAATACCTTCGTTGTTCTTTACTTCAGTAGTCTCATAGTGATGAGTAGCATTGACATTCTGATATGAACCATACTTATCTAATAGGTACTCATCAAACACACTCTGAGGCATAGGCCATTCTGTTGCAACGTTGATGATATTGTTTGACAGAAGAACCAACCAGTCTAACTGTGAATCTCCATAGAACTCATCTGCAACAGTATCTGGTCTATCATTACCTTTAATCTGATACTTAGTAAAGATAGCAAGGTTCTCAAAGATATCCTCTCTGAGTTTACCTCTCTTAAAAAGATTTTTGACAGTGATGTAGTCCGATATCTTAGCATCGGGAAGTCTGCTGACGTATTCAAAGTCTGGAACTCTATTGAAATAGTCTGACATTTTAGTAACCTACAGAATCTGCTGGAGTGTCTTTATCATAGTCTTCATAGAATACTGGTTCAAGTTCTTTCAATCTCATGGTTATTTTGTATGTAGTCATATAACCATCTTTGAGGGTGGTGTACTGACCATTACTGGTATAGTCAGTATCAAATGTCATTATGGCACATTCCTTCATTCTACCGATGTACTTATGTTCATCAGCTCCTCTATGTAAGTAATGAACTTGGAATGTATTTGGTGCTTTCAGAAATAAGGAACTACTACCTCTTTGTGGCGACATATTTTTCTTGAAGAACCTGATGATTTGAATAATTGTATCCGCCTCATCTTTACTTCTTGCTGATAAAGAAAACGTTAGACCAAACTCTCTGAGTGTTGGCTTGCTAAACAAAAGTTCTAGGTTTGGGTTGATAACAATACCTTCAGTTCTTGCAAGGAGGTTTGAAACACCTGCTGCTTTTCCTGCAAAGATGCCTGTCAATACTTTTTGCATGTCACCGCTGGCAGCTTCTTTTTGAATTCCTTCTCCGACCTTCTTTAAACTCTCACCAACCTCTTTATTGGTATCAATGGCGGCAGCAGCTATTCCTGCTTTTATAAGTTGCAAGGGATTCATCTCATCTTGCTGCCAGACAGCACCATTGCTATCTTCAATACCACTTTGTATTGGTAATGTTACTGTGCCTTGAGACCTTGGACTACCTGATCCAGAAACAGAAACTCTTTCTCTAGCACTAAATGATAAACCTTCTATTTGCTTTGCTTCATATTTTAATGCAGTAAATTGAATACAGTCTTGATCTTTTGGTAAAGTTTTGGGATATCTTAAACCAGATCCTCCAGCAGAAGGTGTTTCCGTATCAGACCCTGGTGCTTCTGTTGAGTCTCCTTGTTCTGGTTCGGGTGCATCATTACCTGATGCTCCTCCTGCCTTGTCGATGGTATCCTTCGTCACTCCATCAATATTATTTTCCGCCAGTTCCTTACTAACAGTTTTAACTTGCTGCTCAATTGCTTTACTTAGTTGAGAGTCTGGATTTGCTAATGCTTTTTTCTCATCAGCAGATGCAGTAGATAATATATTGGCAGATACTACTTTGCCATCCTTATCAACAGTTACATCCTGAATTTTTACGTCATTATTTCCTTTCGAGTCGGTCCTATAGGTTTCTCTCAATACAGAACCATTCGCCAGGGTAGTTACCGTGGTTTGATAATATCCTCTTTTTCTGTTGCGAACACTAGTGCCACTCAGTTTTACCTGCTGCCTGTCGCTTGTCTTCGACGCCATAGATATGGTGCTTTTTATTTATTTAGTATGAATTTTCCATACTGTAATGATAGAAGGTCATCCAGTTCCTCATACTGAACCACATACAACTGACCTGCTAGTTCACCCCAAGTATATTGTCTACCTTCTCTGAGATGAAAGTTCAAACCCTTGAACCCCCAAGGGAGTATTTCAGTGCAGGCAATTAAAGGGTGTTGGTCATAGGTGATACCATATGTCTTGGCATTGTATACAAAGGTATAAAACTTTCCAACCTCTGGTATGGGTTCCACTGTATCTTTCAACGCATCCATGATCAGAAGCATCTGGTCTTCCTGATCGTGCTCTGCTTCCAGTTCTTCTTTGATGGGTGCGATGCGGTTCATCTGATTCCTAGTTCTTTCTCTGTGATAATTTTGAACTCAATCATATGGTCCTTACAGAACTCAACTGCTGCCTTCCACTTTGCCTGGTTCACAGCATATGTTTTGCACTCATACAGATATGACTTGGTCTGTCTCTTAGGTTTCTTTGGTGGGACTGTTTGCTTTCCTGGTTTGACTTCAACCACATATGTTTTTACTTGACCACTGCTCTCTCTTACCTTCATGATAAAGTCTGGGAAGTATCTATGAACTCTATTGTCTACAGGTGACAGGTAAGGTATCCAGAACTCTTCTGACCCCCAAGATATTACACTCTCATTCAAGTCACAATATCTACAGAACTTACGCTCCCAACTACTACGGCAGATGATATTATTTGGATCGCCTTTATATTTGCTTGGGTATGATGGTTTATATTTGCTCTTTACACTTTCTCCCATATATAATATACAAGGTAAAAACTATTTATAGATGGCAAGGACCGTTTCTATTCAAGGGTTCAAGAGTAAGTTATTAAGACCTGCTACCACATCTAACTTCTATGTTGAGGTTGGAGTTCCTGGTGATGAAGCATTAGAATATATTAAAAAAAGACTGGGCAGTGGGTTTACTCTTGGCGAAAGCGGACAGCAAGGAACATTGAACCTTTTGTGCTCTCAGGCATCTTTGCCTGGATCAAACTTAGCGACTGTAGAAATTCAAAGTGATTATACTGGAGTCACTGAACGCCATGCTCATCGCCGTGCATTTGATGAGCGAATTGATTTAACTTTCTATGTCAATGCTGAGCAGTATCTACCCATCAAGTTTTTTGAAGCATGGATAGATTATATTGCTGGAGCTAACATTGCTGACCAAAGGAGTTCCCAGTATCATTACAGAATGCACTATGCTGATGACTATACTTCACAACAAGGCCTTGCTGTCACTAAGTTTGAAAAAGATAGTTATGCTGCTTCAAACTCTAGTGAGTTGGGTTATACTCAAGAGTATGATTATGAACCGACTGGAAGTGAAATCAGATATAATTTCATTAGGTCATTTCCATTAGCAATTACATCAATGCCTGTTAATTATGAGGGAACATCACTTCTAAAATGCACTGTATCTATGACATACATTCGTTATGTTATTGGGTCAGTAGAAGCAACAGCATATGAATCTCCTACCCCACTTACATCTGCTCTTGACTTTAGGTCTGCTTTTAATAGATCTGCTTTTATGGTCTAAATAATCACACTGAAAAATTTATAAGACATCATGCCTTTACCAAAGATTGCTACACCAACTTATGAACTTGAGTTGCCATCTACAGGACAAGAAATTAAATATAGACCTTTTCTAGTCAAGGAAGAAAAGGTTCTCGTTATTGCACTGGAGAGTGAGGATACAAAACAAATCACCACTGCTATCAAGACAGTCATCAAGAACTGTATTCTTACAAGAGGTATCAAAGTAGAGTCATTACCTACATTTGATATTGAATATCTGTTCCTCAATATTCGTGGTAAGTCTGTTGGAGAGACAGTTGATGTCAACATCATCGCACCTGATGATGGAGAGACACAGATTCCTGTGACTATTGACTTGGATGAGATCAAAGTTCAGAAAGATGACAAACATACAAATAAGATCAAACTTGATGATCAAATTACTTTGATCATGAAGTATCCTTCTTTGGAGCAGTTCATCAAGAATAACTTTGATTTCAAAGAACAGAATGCGATGGACCAGTCATTTGAATTGATTGCATCTTGCATTGATTCTATCTGTACAGATGATGATGTCTGGGCAGCAGCAGACTGTACCAAGAAAGAACTCTCTGAATTCTTGGAGCAGATGAACTCATCGCAGTTCAAAGGTATTGAAGCATTCTTTGAGACAATGCCTAAACTTTCACACACCGTCTCCGTTACTAATCCAAAAACTAAAGTGAAGAGTGATGTTGTACTTGAGGGTCTGGCATCTTTTTTCGCGTAGGCATGGTACATATGAGTCTGGAAAGTTACTTCAGACTTAACTTTGCCTTGATACAGTACCATAAATATTCATTAACTGAGATTGAAAACTTGATACCATGGGAACGTGATATCTATGTAGCATTATTGCAACAGCATCTTGAAGAAGAGAAGTTAAAGCAACAACAGAAGCATGGCATCTAGGACTACTACCGATCCATTAGAAATACTCTTAGAGATGGGTGTAGACCTAGATAATCTCTCTGCGGAGGAGGATTATCTTAGTGCCTTGATGGAGGCAGTCAATACATTAACTATTAAGGATCCTACTGACCCACGCATTGCTCCTCTTCAGTTAGAAGTAAGGAACGTAAGAAAAAAAAGATTTAGTGAAGCAAAGAGGACAACAATAAAACCAGATGCTTTCTTTAATAGAAACCCTGAAGAAGTAAAGGATGATGTAAGAAGTGGTGCTATAGATACTAAAAAATTAAAATTTACTTCAGTTAGTATTGCCCCAAAACAAAAAGCACTTCCCACCAGTGCTTTAGTACCTTATCAATCTGATAAAGAAGAAGAGAAAGAACAGAAGAAAACAACTCAGCAAGATACAAATCTTCTGGCAAACATTGCAAAGAATGTCACAGACATTGCGGACATTTTGCGTCAGCAGTATAAGCAGAAGCAGAAAGCAGCAAGGTCTCAGAGAACACAGGCAGAGCAAGCAAAGAGAAAACTCCAAGAGTCTAAACTAGAAAAGAACTTCAAGGGTTTAAAAAAGGTAGCAGAAAAAGTAATAGCACCTGTCAAGTCTGCACTTCAATCGCTATTTGATTTTTTCCTGAATATTTTTATAGGAAGATTCCTTGTCAAGTTTTTTGACTGGTTTGGTGACCCAAAGAATCAAGAAAAAGTCACATCTTTAATTCGTTTCTTCTCTGACCATGGTCCAAAACTATTAGGTCTGTACTTATTATTTGGAACAAGTATTGGTAGGTTCCTGACAGGTTTTGCTGCAAAATTAGTTGCTGGTGCTGCCAAGTTGCTTCTTGGTGTTGGTAGATTTGCTGTTACCCTTGCTGCAAAGTTTCCATTTCTGATACCGATACTTGCTGGTGCTGGGTTGTTTGCTCTTGGTGCTGCTATTCCAAAGGTGGCACCGGAGACTGTTAATGCTGAGGAGGAAAAAACTAAAGCAGCACCAGGAACTAAAGAAGAGAAGTTAGAAAAACTTAGAGAGCAAAAAGAAAACCTGTCTTTCATTGACAAATTATTTGGTGTTGACAAAGAGATTGATGAGCAGATAGAATTTATTGAGACAGGAAAGACAAAGCAATACAGTGGTGGTGGAGAGGTAAGCGGACCTGCTGGTGTTGATAAGGTTCCTGCCATGCTCACTAATGGTGAGTTTGTCATGTCGCGTGGTGCTGTACAGAAGTATGGTCTAGCACAACGGGAAGCGATGAACGCTGCTGCTGGTGGCACCAATAAACCAAAGATAATGGATGGCACAGTCTTTGCCAAAGGTGGTGGA